GTGGCTATGGACTTTATATCAAAGAACCCAATGGCTAAGGTTAGGAAGAGAACAAGTGAGCCAAGGTCTGTAGTGTGGACACATGATCAGGTTATGTCGTTCCTTGATACAGCATTTACGAGAGGTAACTGGACAAGCATTGGATTGATTGTGATGATGGCCTATGAGTGGGCGCAGCGTCCAATCGATATCAGAAGTTTAAGGTGGGATAACGTAGACTTAGATAAGCAAGTGGTAAAGATTAAGCAGACCAAGCGTGGTGCGAGGGTGGAACTACCTGTTCCTGATAACTTAAATGCTATGCTCAAACAGCAAGAGGATACATGGGGCTTTCAGGAATGGGTAGTACCTCACCACAGACCACAGGACAATGCCTACAGACCACTAACAGTTATGCAAATGACACACCAGCTAAGACAAGTTAAGGATGCTGTTGGTCTACCTGATGAACTACAAGTGGGAGACTTAAGGAAGACTGCAATAATTGAAATGATATTGGGTGGCGCAGAGGCACTAGCAATACAGTCAGCAACAGGACACAAGAATGTAGCAAGCCTTAACCCATACAATAAGTTTACTTTGGAAACAGCTAGGTCTGCCTTGGATAGGAGACAGAGACAGTGAAAAGCTACATTAAAAACCCTATGGCTAAGGATGTCAGGCAACCTAAGTACAAACAGCAGGTGATACCTGACAAGAAGAAACCTAAACCAGTACGTAAAGAGAAGCACAAAGGAGATAGTTATGATGACTCAAGAAATTAATCCAAAGACAGGTAAGAAATATTACTACAAGGATAATCCAGAATCAGTAAAGAAAAGAAAAGAATCTCAGATGTGGGTCAACGGTAAGTATATACCTATGGCTCACCCATTACATAAACCAGGACGTTATTCTAACTTTAATGATGCTGCCTTTACTTCTCTACAGAAGGATGTAAAAGTAAAAGAGGGGTACGTGTATGCAATCAGTAATCCTGCATGGCCTGACTGGATCAAGATAGGTATGGCAATCGATGCAGAGGATAGGCTCAATGGGTATCAGACAAGCTCACCTATGCGTGACTATAAACTGATACACTCTGTATCCTCTCAGGATAGGGGTAAGGCAGAGCGTGTAGCACACAAGGCCGCAGCCCTATGTGGTGAGAGACAGGGTGAGTGGTTTAAGATCACAGGTGAGGAAGCTATAGTTATACTAGAACACATAAAGGAGAGTGAAGATGAAATTTCCAAGGCTTAGTCCTATATCTGGTAAGATAAATGTTATGGATTTAGACGTAACCAAAGATCAGTTTGTTGCTTGGGAAAAAGGTGCATTGATACAAGATGCATTTCCTAACTTGACACCTGATGAAAGAGAGTTTATTAAGACAGGTATTACCCCTGATGATTGGGATGCAATGTTTGGAGATGGGGGAGAAATGTATGACCCCTAGAGAAGCAGCGCAGATAGAAGCAGAGGCTACATACATGAGCTTCTTACAGTGGTGTAAGACAGGTACGTATGTAATCATAGGTACGCTACTCCTTCTTGCATCATGTAACTTTGGAGTTGATGATAAGAAGAAGTATCCAAACTACAATGGTGAGGTGTATGCACCTATGAATATGGGGAAAACTAAATGATATGGTTCTTGATATTAATTCCTATGATAGCTTACTTCCTGATGATTTTAAACGTAGCTGTTATGGTTACTGTAGGAATTAATGTAGAGGATATAGACACAATAGTTATCTGGATAGTATGGATGCAGGTTGTACTTTTTGGATACATAATAAGAAGGATAAAACAAATATGAACAGTAACTTTTATGTAGAAGAATTATCTAAGCGTGTTCTTGAACTTGAGAGGCGTTTAGCTTTACTAGAAAAGATACTACTAGCAGGTGATAAATGATTAGAGCAACTTACATAAACCATATGGGTGATGACCTCACAGTGGTCAATGCAGCTAGGGTATCCTTTGGTAAAAAGGTAGAAGCCCTTGGCTACACTGGTGCAGATGGTGGCACTATGCGTCCTGTCTTACATGACAGTGATCTAAAATTAATACGTTACCTAGCCAAGCATGAGCACATGTCACCCTTTGGTCACTGCTTTGTGTCGTTCCATGTCAAGGCTCCCATCTTCGTAGCTAGACAACTAGTGAAGCATAAGTTCCTACGGTGGAATGAAATAAGCCGTAGGTACGTAGATAATGATCCTGAGTTCTATGTACCTGAGAACTGGAGAGAGAGGGCTGACGATAAAAAACAAGGGAGTGGTAATGGTTTTGTAAACGAATTGCAATGTGACGATACTGAAGATTATGCAGATGATAAAGCATACTTAGCTGATTACTGGGAAACTAATACGTCTAGGTATGTAGAAGACAATACTTACTCTAGCTCTTTTGCAATTTATAAAGAATTGTTAGCAAACAATATTTGTCCAGAGCAAGCACGTATGGTGTTGCCTCAAAGCACCATGACAGAATGGTATTGGTCAGGTAGTCTTGACGCATTTGCAGATATGTGTATACTCAGGTGTAAGGATGATACGCAGGGGGAGACTAGAGATATAGCTCACCAGATCAGTAAAGTTATGCTTGATCTATTCCCTAATTCCTGGCAATCTCTTTTGGGGTTGACACAGAGCACGATACGTGACATGACAGAAGATGAAAGACAAAGAGGAAAGGAGAAGAGTGTAGCAAATGGCAGACGGTGATACACCACACTTGGCTTGTCCGTTTGAGGACTGTGGATCAAGTGATGCATTTAATTGGAACGATGAAGGGTATGGCTACTGCCACAGTTGCGGTACTTCCTACCCTAGTTCTAAGCCTACATTTGATTGGGCTAAGGATCAATATCCAGTAAAGCAAAGGATAAATATTATGGACGTAAACGTAAAGTCTGGAACCTATGAGGACATAAGAGGTATCAAGCCTGATGTGTGTCAACTCTATGGTATTCAGATACAGTTGGGTGAGGATGGGCAACCTGTTAGGTATGCCTACAAGTATCCACACACCACCAAGTATAGGGCTTTCAATGATAAGTCTAAGACTTGGGTGAAGGACACAGGCTTAGGTATGGTACACCTGTTTGGCCCTGAGTTTAATGCAGGTACAAGCAAGCGTCTGTACCTAACTGAGGGTGAGTTTGATGCAGCTAGTCTGTATGAGATTCTTGGTGAGAAGTTTCCTGTCAAGTCACTACCCAGCGCATCGATAGGAGAGAAGTTTCTGCAGAAGAACCTAGACTACCTTAAGTCTTTTGAGACAGTCATTTATGCAGGGGAACTAGACACTGCAGGTAAGGCTGCTGCAGATAAGATTTATTCTGTGCTACCAGAGAAGTTCTACTACGTGCCTATGTCCAAGCATAAGGATGCCAATGACTTCCTGTTTGCAGGGGATGGTAAGGAACTTATGTGGGCAGCAATGAAGCCACAGAAGTATTCACCTGACAACTTCTTTATCACATGTCAGGATGTAGATGCAGCCATACGTAATGAGAACCCATACTCATACACACCAACAGGTCACTCAGGTCTTGACAGTAAGATCAGGGGTATGGTTAAGGGTGGACTGACATTCATCAAAGCACCAAGGGGTACAGGTAAGACTGAGGTGATACGTTACTTTGAGGCTGGCCTACTAAGGACTCATGGTATTAGGGTAGCACTGCTTCACATGGAAGAGATGAAGTCTACCACCTACAGAGCTATGGCTACCTACCATCTTGGATGTAATGTCAGAACAAATGATGATGCTGCAGCAAACAACGTAAGCATAGACGAGGTGATACGTGCAGGACAGATAGCTGCTGACACAGAGAACAACAGAACTATCGTGTTTGAAATGAGGAGTCACGATGATCCACTTAAGTTACTTGATCATACTCGTACTGCGGCTACTGTGTTTGGGGCTGACTATATATTTGTTGATCACGTACAGCGTTTAGCATACCTATCTAACACTGGCGTTGATGGTGCTACAAGTACACTCACAACACTAGGTGCACGTATGGCACAACTAGCCAAGGAGTTGAACATTGGTGTGGTATTTATATCACAGGTCAATGATGATGGTAGAACAAAGTACGCAGCCTCTCTTGAAGAAGAAGCAATAATCTGTATAAAGATAGACAGAGATGTAGAATCAGAGGATGAAATATTGCAGAACACTACTAACTTTATCGTGGATAAGAACAGACCCTTCGCTAGGTTGGGTAATGCAGGGGCAGTCTACTATGACCCTGATACAACTATACTTACAGAGGATGTACCCTTTACACAAACAGACAATGTTGTACACCTATGATAGTGTTTGATATAGAAGCAGATGGTCTATTAGAGGACGCAACTAAGATACATTGTCTTAGCTATCGTGATCCTAATGGTGGTCCACTTGTAAGCACCAGTGACTACAATGCTATGCGTAATATCTTACTTAATGCAAAGGGTTTGATAGGACATAACATAGTTCGATATGATGTACCTTTGTTAGAAAGAATACTTGGTATAAAGATTAAGGCTCAGTTGTTTGATACCCTACCTATGTCTTGGGTGCTCAACCACAACAGATCACGGCATGGTCTTGATACCTTTGGTGAAGACTTTGGTATACCTAAACCAGTCATTACTGATTGGCATAACTTAACTGAAGAGGAGTATATACATCGTTGTCAAGAAGATGTGAAGATCAACTGTGAACTGTGGCAAGACTTAATTAAACGGTTTATGTTTATCTACAAAGACAAGACAGAACTTAATCGTTTCTTTCGTTACCTTCAATTTAAAATGGACTGTGCTAAAGAAGCAGAGCAACAAGGGTGGAAGTTAGATGTCCAAAAATCACAAGACCTCGTGCAACAGCTTACGGATTTACAAGATCAGAAAACACAAGAGTTGGTGGACGTTATGCCAATGCGAAAGATTATGGCAGTCAAAAGTAAACCAAAGTCCTGCTATAAAAAAGATGGATCACTATCCTCACAGGGAAAAAAGTGGCTTGGTATACTAGATGATGAAGGACTACCCCATGACTATGAGGGTGAGGTAACAGTTGTTAAAGGTGTTGAGGCAGCTAACCCTATGTCTTCTGATCAGGTTAAGGACTGGCTGTTTGGACTTGGCTGGACTCCATGTACATTCAAGTATGTTGATGACCGTAAGATACCACAAGTCAGAGTGTACGGTGAGCTTACTAAGTCTGTGAAGAGGTTGATGAAGGACAACAAACAGGTGCAGGTTCTTGATGGACTAACTGTCCTGCAACACAGGCTAGGTATACTCAAAGGTTTCTTAGAGTGTGAGCGTGATGGTTATGTCAAAGCAGAGATTGCTGGCCTGACTAACACACTACGGTTCAAACATCAGAAGCCTCTGGTTAATCTTCCTGGTGTTGACAAGCCTTGGGGTATGGAAATACGTGGCTGCTTGACTGCACCTGATGGATACCTTCTCTGTGGTGCAGACATGACCTCACTAGAGGACACAACCAAGCGTCACTACATGCACCCCTATGATCCTGACTACGTGGCAGAAATGTCACAGTCTGGTTTTGATCCTCACTTAGACTTGGCAAGACATGCTGGATATGCTACACAAGAGGAGATAGACAAATACAACAGAGGTGACATGCCAAAGCTAAAGGAACTACGTAAGAACTTCAAGGTGGTAAACTACTCTGCTACCTATGGTATTGGTGCACCTAAGCTATCTCGTGAAACAGATATGTCTGAGGACCAAGCTAAGGATTTACTTGAGGCTTACTGGAGCCGCAACTGGTCTGTCAAGCAGTTCTGTAATGATCAGAAACCAAGAGAGATAAACAAAGATATGTGGATACAGAATCCAGTTAGTAAGTTCTGGCACAGTCTACGTTTTAAGAAGGATGCTTTCTCTACTATCAACCAGAGCACAGGTGCATACTGTTTTGATAGGTGGGTTGCACTGTATCGATCAAAGAGATCAAACATTGTAGGACAGTTCCACGATGAAAGTATTAATGTTATTAGGAAAGGTGAGGAGAATGAACACACATCAGCCCTACAGTGGGCAATAGAAAAACTTAACGAACAACTAAAATTAAATGTTGACTTAGGTATTGATATACAGTATGGTCAAACCTACGCAGATGTACACTAAAGGAGAGATACATGGCTACTAGAATGATTACACTACACGGTATTGCTGAATGGGCAAAGGTATTTGAACAGAACCGTGACCTCACAGGATGGAAACCTACCGTCCAAGCAGAGGGCAGCTACGAGAAGTACAGTGGTGCTTGCACTATTGATATGATCCTTGACGATGAAAACATTAGCAAGCTTACAGCAGCTAAGTGTGGTAAGGAACCAAAGCCTGACCTAGAGGGTAGAGGACTTAGGGTTAAGTTTGATAGGAAGTTTAACAGTGGCTATGATTGGAGCAGTGGAGCACCCTCTGTTACTAAGGCTGATGGTAGCTTCTGGGATTATGATGTTGATGGTCCAATAGGTAACGGTTCTATTGTTGAGACTACGGTAGCTGTTTATGACTTACCTAAGTATGGTAACACAGGTACACGGCTAGAGTCTGTAAAGGTTATAGACCACTTGCCATACGTAAACCAACAGGTAGACAGTGGTTACACCCCTGCCACAAGTAAACCTGAAACAACACTGGAATCAGATGCAATCTTATTCTAAGTGCAACTTGGGGTGGGCCTAATGCTCACCCCTTATTAAGGACAAACATGATAAACGTAAACACAGATATGTCTAACAAGGAGTACCATCTAAAGGCTGGTGTCTCTTCAAGTGCAGTGAAGTCTGTCTTTAAAAAATCAATAGCACACTGGAAGGGTCAGAAGATTAACCCTAACAATCCAGCCTTTGCTATGGGTACTGCAGTACATGCTAACCTACTGGAGAAAGAACGTAACCTTGTTGTTAAGGGGCCAAAGACTAAGACAAGTGTAGCCTTTAAGCAGATGAAGGATAGCCTCACAGAGGATCAGGTACTACTTACTGAGGTAGAGTTTAATGTAGCTAACTGTATTAGTAAGGGTGCACTAGCCAACCCTGTGTGCGCTGCTGCACTAAACCATCCAGACAGAGTTAATGAGATTAGTATCTTTGCTGAAGACCCTATCTCAGGACTAACACTTAAGACTAGACCAGACCTAATGATTGAGTCTGAGAACACAGTGTATGACGTTAAGACTACACAGGATGCAAGTCCTAAAGGTTTCTTAAATGAGTGTGTGAAGTATGGCTACTTCCTACAGGGTGCTCATTATGTTTACACCTGTAAGTTGGCTGGCTATGATATAACTGAATTTAGTTTTATTAGTTGTGAGAAGTCAGCACCCTTTATATCTCACATGCATGTCATGGGTCCAGAGATAATGGAGTGGGCTACTGAGAAGCTACACAAGACACTAGCTATCATAGCACAGGCAGACAGTGCAGAGGATTACGGTACTGGTTGGGGTGACTATACCCTGATTGAAAAACCTGACTGGCTATGACCAAGAGTGCTAAACAAAAAGGTAGACTTGGACAACAGGAGATAAGGGATAAGTTACTAGAGACATTCCCTGAGTTTGAGCCTGATGATATCAAGTCTACTATCATGGGGGATAGTGGGGCAGACATTCAGTTATCACCTGCAGCCAGGAAAAAGATACCTCTATCGATTGAGGTTAAGAGAAGGAAGTCAGAGTTAAAAACTGTATACGGTTTCATGGAACAAGCATCTAACCACAACAGCAATGAGCCTGTCGTGTTCTTTAGATCAGACAGAAAGCCTTGGGTTGTAATGGTAGGACTAGATCACTATATGGAGTTAATAAGGGGTTGGAAAAAATGACTGTAAAAGTATGGGGTGTTGTTCAGGGTCCAATGTCAATAGATGAACTACCTGATGGTGAAGAGATGCCAGAAGATATGGAGTGGTTTATGGTATGTAAGACAGAAGTGGATGGTGTAATAGAGGACACAAACTTTTGGTTTGAAGACTTAGACCAAGCATATACGTGGCAAAAATACTTCACTAAACAGATAGAACCTATAGTCATAGAAGGAGATGTTGACTAATGTGTAAAGAAAGGTATAACTAGGTGTTTCACCATGTCTTATGAAATACAAATAACAATACAAGTAGACAAGGGAGCTAACTTTTTAGAGGTATCAGGCAACAACTGTGATGTAATAAAAGAACTTATAACACTTGCTCTCTATGATATAGATGATGTAACTGTAACTGAATGTGAGGTAATTAAAAAATGATTAGTCAAGATGATATAGATACATTTGAGTTCTACAATAGACAAGACCTAACACTTACTGAGTATCAAAATGCAGCAGCCACTACAGCTATTTACCCTGCATCTGTACAGATACTCTATCCTACACTAGGACTTGCTGGTGAAGCAGGTGAGGTAGCAAACAAGGTAAAGAAGATTGTTAGGGATGGTAAGCTAGACAAAGAAGCAATAGGTAGTGAGCTAGGAGATTGCCTGTGGTACATTGCTGCAGTATGTAGAGACTTAGGTTTAAACATGGGTGAAGTAGCCTCAGGTAATTTAGATAAATTAGCTAAACGTAAACAGAACAATACACTAAAGGGGAACGGTGACAACAGATGAATAATTTATTACCAACAGACTACCAGTCCTTTATTCACACCTCACGCTATGCTAGGTGGTTAGAAGATGAAGGACGTAGAGAAAGCTGGAGTGAGACAGTATCACGTTACATAAACAATGTAGTAGCACACCATGTGGATGCAGCAACAGCCTCAAGTATTGAGGAAGCTATACTAGGACTAGAAGTTATGCCCTCTATGAGAGCCATGATGACTAGTGGACCTGCACTAGAGCGTGACAACACTGCTGGCTATAACTGTAGCTACCTAGCCGTAGATGACCCTAAGTCCTTCGATGAAGCTATGTTCATTCTCTTGTGTGGTACTGGTGTTGGGTTCAGTGTTGAGAGGCAGTTCATCAGTAAGCTTCCTGAAGTTCCTGAGTTGTTCTACAGTGAGACTACTGTTGTTGTCAAAGACAGTAAAGAGGGTTGGGCTAAGGCGTTCAGACAAGTTCTTGCTCTCCTGTGGGCTGGTGAGATACCTCAGTGGGATATCTCTCGTGTACGTCCTGCAGGTGCAAGACTTAAAACCTTTGGCGGTAGAGCAAGCGGTCCTGCACCTTTGGTTGACCTGTTTAACTTCGCAGTCACTATCTTTAAGAACTCACAGGGCCGTAAGCTTTCTTCCCTTGAGTGTCACGATCTTATGTGTAAGATTGGTGAGGTAGTTGTAGTAGGTGGTGTCAGACGTTCAGCTATGATATCCTTATCTAATCTAAGTGATGACCGTATGCGTCATGCTAAGTCAGGTGCATGGTGGGATAATGATCCTCAACGTGCATTGGCTAATAACTCTGTTAGTTATGTAGAGAAACCAGATGCCATATCTTTTATGCGTGAGTGGATGGCACTAGTAGAGTCAGGGAGTGGAGAGCGTGGTATATTTAATCGTGAAGCAAGCAAGAAGCAAGCTGCTAAGTATGGTAGGCGTGATCCTAACTATGAGTTTGGAACTAACCCATGCAGTGAGATTATACTTAGGCCGTATCAGTTCTGTAATCTTACAGAGGTTGTGGTTAGGGCTACAGATACTATTGAATCTCTTAGCAATAAAGTACGTTTGGCAACTATTCTGGGAACAATACAGTCCACCTACACAAAGTTCCCATACTTGCGAAAGGTGTGGCAGCGTAATACAGAAGAAGAACGTCTGCTTGGTGTGTCACTCACAGGGATAATGGACAACCCCTTGATGACTACAGCTAACAAAGGATTGGATAAAACACTTGAAACATTACGTGAACTTTCTGTTGATACTAATCATTTGTGGTCTGCTCGTCTGGGTATTCCAGCCTCAACCGCTATTACCTGTGTCAAACCATCAGGTACAGTCTCCCAACTTGTTGACTCAGCCTCTGGAATCCATGCACGACATTCAGAGTACTACATTAGGACCGTCAGAGGAGACAACAAAGACCCCTTGACACAGTTTATGAAAGACCAAGGTGTACCTAGTGAGCCTGATGTTATGAAGCCTGATGCTACTACAGTGTTTAGCTTTCCTGTTAAGTCACCTGATAATGCTGTTGTTACTTCTGACCTGTCTGCTATTGAACAACTAGAGACTTGGCTTATGTATCAGAGACATTGGTGTGAGCACAAGCCAAGTATTACAGTCAATGTAAAGAAGGATGAATGGTTTGCAGTAGGTGCATTTGTTTACGAACACTTTGATGAAATGAGTGGTGTATCATTCTTACCTTATAACGAACACACTTATCAGCAAGCACCCTATCAAGAGGTGGGCAAGAGTGATTACAATAATCTTTTAAGTTTAATGCCAAAGGCTATTGACTGGAGTAAGCTTTCAGTGTATGAAGAAGAGGACAACACTGCAGGTAGTCAGACTATGGCTTGCTCTGGTGATGTATGTGAGATAGTAGATATAGGTGCTTGATGCCTAAAAGTAATAAAGTCTGGAAAGCAGGTGCGTTACGTAGTGCAGATAGTATTGAAAAAAGGAGAGAGTATGACAGGCAAAGAAGGAGAAAACAACATGAGTATGGGGCAAGGGTATTACGTAGATATAAGTTAATGAAAGGGTGTAGAGTATGTGGTTATAAAAAACATCATGCTGGCTTACAGTTTAATCATATAAATCCTGCTGATAAATCTTTTACTATAGGCAAGGGTACAAAACATCACTTCTGTTTATCTAATAAATCAAAATCCAAACAGAGATTAAAGAATGAGGTACTTAATAAGTGTGAGGTTTTGTGTTCTACTTGTCACAGTATTGTTACCTATGAAGAAAAACACTATCAAAAAAAAGAAGAGAGTTAGTATGGATACTTACACAAGACCTTTTATAAAAGAAGTGTATGACAGAGTGGATGGACCTTCTAAGCAAGCCCTTGTCAAACACCTAGAAGCAGAGGGGCATACAATAATAAACTCAAAGGAAGACTACTATGCAGATGTAACTTCTGAGAAAGATAATGTAATTTATTTTAGTGAGGTAGAACGTAAGGGTCAGTGGGATAATGACTGGCCTCCTCACTGGAAAGATTTACGTATACCAGGAAGGAAGAGGAGACTAGTAGAGAAGTACAGAGATCAGGTAGACAACCTAAACTTCTATGTTCTTAACAGGCACTACGACAAGGCATGGAAAGTAAACGGTACTCAGATGACAGAGGGAGCACTAAAGAAAGCCTTTGGTCCAAGGATACCAGATGGAGAAACCTTCTATCATATACCATACACTGAAGCAGAACTAATTAAACTAGCATAAGGATACTATCATGGACAACACTGACACACTTACCATCAACGGAGAGACTACCTTCTTCAAAAGCCAACGTAATGAAGAAGAGGACTTTAATATATCAGAACTGTTTGATGACACAAGTCTTGATGATCTTACTATCAGAAAGGAATATGATCCTGTAACTAAACCTGCACACTACAATCTTGGTGGTATAGAATGTATCGATTACATTGAGCAGGTACTAACACCAGAAGAGTTTAAGGGATATTGTAAGGGGAACTCTATTAAGTATCAACATCGTGAGGGTTACAAGGGTAATCCTATTGAAGATATGCAAAAATCACAGTGGTATCAAAACAAAGCAATAGAAAAAATGAAGGAGATACATAAGTGAAGCCATACGAACAAGGTAGACTAGCCTTTAAGACAGGCAACTTGGGAAACCCTTATGAACAGGGTAGTAAAAATAATAGGGAATGGGAGATGGGCTTTAACAAAGCCTACTTCCTAAACCTTGAGAGAGTTAAGGCATATGAGCAGAACAAAAAAACTAAACACACTTGAAGAAGAAGCTAAGAAGTATGCTCAGAAAAAAATAAAACCACCGCTTAAAGCCAAGCCGTTGACATCACGTAGATATCTGGCTGGTCAAGCGATGGCTGCTTTATTATCAAGATCACCTAGTCCTATGCATAAGGGTGATTTAAAACGTGAGGCGTATGAGTGGGCTGACTTTATGTTAGAGGAAGATGACTAGTTACGTATCCTAGAATCCATTAGGTCTACTACCCTAATCATATTTTCTTTTCTTTCAAGTTCTTGTTCAATACTACTGGAATCATTAATGTAATCATCTGGATTATCAAACTCCCCACCTGTTAGTTCAGTGACTGCCTTGTTAAATAAGTCTTTTGATTTAGATTTTCTTTCTATCTCATATACATTTCTTAAATAAGTTGCAGCCGCCCTTGGGCTTTTGTTTGCAAGGTCTTCAAAATATAAATCTACTGCTGATTCAGCAGCCGTAATTTTATTATTTACAAACCTTTCTAACCAATCTATTTTTTCATTTTTATTTAAATCTTCCCAAGACCTAGTTCCTCCGTAAGCCTTAAGTGGTTGTGATATTTCTTCTTCAAACTCTTTTGCCATTGGCATCTTTCCAGTCAGAGCATATCTTACTAAATAATCTGTAGCTGAATTTTTAAGTCTACTCTTAGAGTAAAGTCTGTACTCTTTTAATCCAAGAGTATTTATTTCTTTTTGAAGTCTTGTTGGTGCAGTTCTCATTTCTACACCTAATATTTGTTTAGTCAAAGGATTAACTGCCCTAACAGGACCACCACTAAAAGGGTCCATTATAACCGTAGAAGTTTCACCATTAAAAGACTGAGTGTACTGTTTTAATTCTGTTTCTGGTAAGAATCTAACAAGCCTGTTAATAGATTCTGTATCTGTTATCATAGCTTCAAGAAGGTTGTACTCTTTTTGAACATTGTCACCTAACATTAAGTTTCTTGTATAGGGTGTGTATCCAAGTTCAGGATTAATTTGACCTTGTACATCTCTTAGTACAGTTGTAGGATAAGTAAATGTGGCTCCTATATTAGCCAACCTTTTACCTAAACTTCCAAACTCTCCAGTGTCTATTGCATTTTGAATATCAGAAACTAATCCTTTACCAAAACCCATGTTACCAAGACCAGCAGCTACCTCTAAGGTATCAGATATTAAAGCACTTGGCTTTGGAACTGGAAGATCATATTTCCATCTTACATATAAATCCCCTAAAAGTTGATGGGCTGCAAGTGGTCCAGCCACACGCCCAAGTTTTGCTGTCTCGCCCTCTTCTCCAAACTGCATGTCAGAAAAAGAAGTTTTCATACGTACTGCTTCTCCCTCTTCATTAAACTCTACTTGAGAAGCCCTTGCGTATACAGCCCCAGAGAATAAAGTAACACCTGTGAGTTGTCTTGCCCACCGTTCATTTACATCTTTTAACTCACCAGAATACACATTGTCTGAGAATTTTTTAGGACCACCTGTAATTAAACCAATAGGTGTGTAGTCATTTATAAACTCCATATGATTTGCTACGTATCTTGGAAAAGGTATGCCAAGAAAACCTGACACTACAAACGGAGCATCTTTGTGTAGTTTTATAAAGAAGTTTGCAATACCACCACCTTCTTTTTTTGAATAACCTTTTTGAAATACAAAATCTAAAGAATCATAAACAGCTTTATCACGTATACTTTCTGGTAAGTCTACTAGGCTGTTATTTCTTTCTAAAAAAGTAGATACCCCTTCACCAGTTCTTTCGATAAGCTGTCTATCTATCGATGCATAAAATGCAGCCTGTTTAAATCTACTATCTACAGCACTGTTTAAAAGATTTACTGCAGAACCTAACCTACCTGCAGCACTGTTTACATTTGCAGACATTTCTGCACGATTTATATCATAAAATATTCTTCTATATTCTTCTGGCAAATCTCTTTCAAACATTAATCTAAGAACTTTTGCATCAGTTTTAGATAAAGTTAAAGCTCTAATACCAGATGTTACAGCATTAAAATTACTTATAGGTATCTTGTCTCCTCTAATTGCTGCTCCACCTGTTCTTAATGTCTGTCTAAAAACTTCATCTACAACATCAATACCTAATCTTGCAGTGGAAAATAAAGTATTAGCTGCTGTAGTTCCTAACTGAGATGTCATAAAGGCAATGCGTACTGAGTCCATACCTTTTAAAGTATCAACCATAGTATTAAACTTTGTTTTCTCTACACCTACAACATCAAAAACTTGTCTAGTGAGGTCACTATTATAAATAGATATCCCTTGATCAGCTAGGTCTTCCATATTTTTAATTATATTTTTTTGAACTGCTTGAGATATTCTTCCTGCTTCTCCCAAAGTCCTACCTGCCTCAGATAAATCAGAGAGGAATATATAACTAAACTCTTCCCTAGATAAACCATAGTCACTTATAACTTGATCTATCTCTTTTGTAGAAACAGTATTATTTTCTATAGCTCTCGCAACAGCAGAGCTAATTCGTTCCCCCTCTTTAATATCTAACCTATCTACAATCTCTAGCGTTGCACCTGTTATAGATTGTAATGTGTGCCTAGATAAACCACTAGTAAGTTTTTTATCTGCACCTTCTTTTAAAATTTCATCTTTAATTAGAAGACCCTCTGTAGTTTTTGCTACATCTAAAGGTTCAAGCTTTGCTTTTCTTTTAGCAAGAACTTCATTTAATGAAGACATCCTATCAAGGATACGATTAACTTTATCTTTACCTGCCTTTGTTTGATTTAAATCAGCAAGTTTTTTTACAGCTTTTTTAGAAGATTGAAGTTTGCTTTTAGATATTTCTATAGCTTGTTTATCAATAATATCAATAGCCTTACTTGCAGAATTAGAATCCATTGCTCTTGAAAGACCACCTAATGTTCCACCTATCCCTGCCTGAACTCCTACGGATATTGCCTTACGTGTTGGTGACATACCTTCATAATCTTCTACAGTAGCTTCTCGTGCAGCCTCCTGCCCCTCAATCATTCCATAACCTATAGCACCCTCTACTGCAGCAGACCTAGCAAAACCTTTTGCAAACTCTTTAGATAAAAATTTACGAAATTCTTTTCTTGCTTTTAATCTAAGTGCTTGTGTTGCTACAGCAGTTCCAAGTTTTGTAAAACCACCAGTACCTACAGCAAGTAAGTTAGAGGGTGCTGTAACCATTCCCTCTAAGTAATCTCCTGTAGCTTTAAGTTTACCTGTACCTGCTCCTTCAACTGTATCCCAAAGTAACATAAGTTTTCCATAGGCAGCTTTATCTTTTTCCCTTGCATTTTCATCTCTTGCAAAGTATACGTCCTGCAAAACTGTGGCCTCATTAACATCATGCGCCCTCATATGTTCTACATACTCGTCTATCATAAAGTCAGTGCCTTTTTTCCTTAACTCATTTACACTGTAATTTTTTCTACTACTAGAAAGAAAACGAACTAAGTCCGTTTGAAACTCAACATCATCCTTAATGTCTTCTATGGTATTACCCTTAGCATTTTCTAAATAAGAACTCATTATTATCTTTCTTTTTCAACGTTTCCATAAATATCCGTTCCTGTTTCTACAGCTTCTCCAGGATTTTCTGGCATTACACCACTTGGATTAATAATTTCTGGTGCTTTCATTATGGCTTCGTTACCATATAATTCTATAGCCTGATCAAGCCTCATAGCCTGTTCTCCTGGTGCACCTGTTATTGCATTTGAAACTTGTTGAACAGCAGTATCAACAATATTTTGTACCTCAACAGCACTTGTACCTTTAAGTTTAGAATAATTAATTGTGTAATCTCCAGTATCTCTATCTTTAATAAATACTTGTCCAAAATTAGGTGCAATCTTTGAAATTATTTGATTTTGAATATTTTTTAATTCAGAACCAACAGTTTGTTTAGCACCTGTAGTTAATCCCCTAACAGCAGGAACACTTATTTTTTCTTTAGAAAAAAGATTAGCAATCCTTATATCAACATCAGCAAAATCTTTAATAGAATCAACTGCATATATAGCTTCATATAAAGAGTTTTGCTGCCCATCTTCAGTAGACATATTCTCATCACTGTTTAAAGCAGCTTGGGTTGCTATAGCTATTGCTTGAGGAGAAGCTTCATCACCTAAAGTTTCTGCAACCCTAGCTATAAGACTTGGTATCCATTCAGGATTTAATTTATCACTAGCTTTTAGTTTATCATACACAGATAAAATTTCTTTTCCCTCGCCACTCCTAAGAAGGTAGGCAGCAACACTGTCAGGCATACCTATTGCTTTTAATCTTGTTAGTTCTTCAGCCATTACTTTTGGCCTACCACCATGTTGTAGAGCAAGCGCAAGTCTAGCTTCCTTTGCTCTAATAAGTTCTTTATCAGCGTCAGCCTGTAGTTGAGCAAGCCTTTCTGCTCTTGCTTGTCTAGCTAGTTGAACCTTACGTGCACCTGTAAAACTAAAATCTTTAATCATGCTACATCTCCACCCTTGACATTAAACCTTCTCTAGGTTTATCTTCTATTACAGGCTTTTCTATAGGTTCTTCTATAGGCTCTTTCATTTCTGAAACAGTTTGTTCTGGATTAACCTCTAAATCTTTTAGTATTTTATTAGCTCTTACAAAATCTCTACTGTAGTTAATATTTTTTTTATCTATTTTCTTATCTATACCTTCATCATATTCTATTTCAGCAGCGTCAGCACAAGATTTTATAAACTCATGTATTACTGGTGCAACAACTAGACTTACATCTAAACTGTGGATACCTTCCATAACAGCAACCCTACATAAACCCTCAGTTAATGTAACTACACTTACCCCACTTTCTAAAAAGAATAGTAAGTCTTCTACTGCATCTGCATTATTAATTTTTTGTAGGTGAGCCATTGCAGCTAACTCTGGATCAACTATCTCAGGTGGATTTTCATAAGGAACATTCTTTGGTTCTGTCGTTAAAGACTGTCCTGGGATAGGTCTTTCAAAAATCATTATTCTTTTCTCCAATTATAAAGAGGTTTAGCATTAGTTAAACCTTCTGTAACAGAAACCCCTGCTTTCTTACGTCCATACCAAGGTTGCCAAGACTTACCTTCTGCAGCTTTATCTAATGCAAACTGAATTTGTCTTGTTATACCCTCTAAAGTATTCTCTTCAGAAAGTTTTAATCCTGTAGCCTTTTCATATTCTTTACCTAAACCTGCACCAGTGTATAATTGATAAGGTCCATAAGAAGCTTCTCTACCACCTTCTTTTTTCTGAGAACCTGTTTTAATATTAGATTGATAACCAGTAGCACCTTCAGCATAAAATATTTTAAGAGATGCATCTACTCCCATATTTCTTTTATTTGCTTCAGTTCTAATAATATCTTCTATAACAGTCTTAGTAATACCTTCTGCATACCCAGGAATATCTGAACCAGAAGTTTCTACCATTTCATTTCTTTCAGCATTAGGAGACAAGTCAACTGTTTCTCCTCCAGTAACATCATCAAACTCTTTTTCTTCTGCTCTAGGAGATACGTCTACAACCTCTGATTCTTTTTTAAATCCAGAACCAATAGTTGAACCTAGTTTTTTACCAGAATTTGTTAAACTAGAAAGAGCCTTACTTACCTCTTCAGCTTGCCTTTGATTTACTTCTTGTTTAGTTTCGTTATAAACAGACAAGTCACGTTTTGAAACTATCCCTTGATTAGCAGCAGGACTTTTTGCTGTTAGAGGATTTTCTCTAATCTGATTTAAATATGTTAAGTAACTCATTACGAAGTGTCCTTTGTATTACCAAGTGAAAATATATCTGTAAGACTAAAATCTTTAGGTAAAAATAAATCCATAAAGAAAGCAGTTTTATTTTCTTGTGATATTAAATCTAATTGTTCTCTTGCAAAAGCTTCATCAGCTTCACCTAATAAAATTCTTAAAGCCCTATCTTTTTGACTCTCACCTTCAGCAAAAGCAAAATTCATTAAGTCTCTTTCTTTTTGCCAAAAGTTATCAAGTGCTTGTTGACTTAAACCATTAACATCTTTAGCATATTGAGCATTAGATAAGTTTTGTGCTTCAGTATTTGCTGTATTAATACCTTGTCTCCATGCAGCATTTGCTTGTGCTACGACAAGGTAGTTCTGTGCATTAAACATTTCTCTTTGATTTTGTAAAGCGGAGTTAAACTCAAGAACTGCATTAGCTTCCTCTGCATTAAACTGATCAATTGCATTTTTCTGTGCAGCATTAAACTGTGATACTTGAGATGAAAGATTAGAGAAAAACTGATTAGTTTGATTTTCACTTGTGGCATTAAACTGTGCAGCAGCATTAGCTGCTCCAGCATCAGAAAGAATACTATTAACTAGTGACTGCTGTTTAAATAAAGCTGACTGTTGCGTGTTACTTAGATTTGCCATATCAAGTTGTAAAAAGTTTTGGGCATTTTGTACATTAGCTTGTTGTCTGTTATTTAAATTAGCCATATCTAACTGTGATAATGATGCAGCCTCTGCCATAGTTACAGCTTGTTTATTAGAAAGATTATTTAAATTCATTGTGTTTGTTGCACGAGAATTTTCTAATGCTATTGTTTGATCAGCACTAAAGTTCATATTAGCTATCTCAGATATACGAGCAGCGTTCTGTACCTTAGCTTGAAAGGCTTGATCAAAGTCAAGCTTTAAAAAGTTAGCTCTTTGTTGGGCATTAAACAAGGCTATCTGTTGTTTATTACCAGCCTCTACTTGTGCAATAGGTAGTGCAGACTCCATAGCAGCCTGTACAATAGCCTGACCAGCCATAGTAGATGCACCTAGTCCACGTTCATTCATGATTGCTGTAGCTTGTCTCATAGCTCCTGCAGCCCATGCAGGTGTATCACCACCCTCAAAGTCTTTCATTAGGGTAGCTAGTTCACCAGTAATAGATGCAGCAGTTACTTGTTCTGTTCCAAAGGCAGTGCCTACTTTACTTGTATCAACAGTGCTACCAGATATTAGCTCACTGTCTTGATACATAATGTTACCTTCTGTATCTCTAACAACAGTGCCATCTTGATTTTTTAAAGGAACTCTAGTTCTTTGTAGTGTTCTATCTGTAGGTGCACTGACTGCAGTTGCTGTTCCTGTTTCACCAGCAACATTAAATATTACATTACCTTCTGCATCTCTAAGTACATTACCTTGTGCATCAGTTAGTGGTTGACCAATAGAAGAACCAACTTGTTGTTGTGCAGTAATCTGTTGAGTAGGTGCACTAACCATAATAACATTACCGTCAGCATCTCTTAAAATATTACCTTGTGGGTCTTTAGCAGGAACTTGTTGGGTGGCTGGAGAAAAATCTTGTGCTAAAACTGTAGGTGCACCTTGAGTAAGGTTCATCTGCGCTGCACCAGGATTTACTGCACCTGTTGATTGTGTTACATCTGATACCTGTGCCACTTCATCACCAGCTATTACAGGTGCAGTTGGTATTGCTCTACCAGCAGTTGACTCTATAGTTGTTCCTGGCATAAGTTCAAATACATTACCTTCAGCATCTTGTCCATACTCTGCCATATATTGAACACCCATTGGAGCTATAGTAGCACCAGGATTTACTGTTTTTTGAGCAGCTATATTTTGTTGAGTTTGTATGTACTCAGGTACATTTTGTGACACTACTTGCCCTGATACAGGGTCTTGAAAACTTACAGTACCAGTTTGTTCAGCAGGAAGTTTTGCAAAGTTTGTTGGGTCTGTAATATACTGTTGATATTGAGAAGTGTATGAAGCAGGATCATAACCTGGAAGACTTGTATTAACACCTATATTACTTAGGTAAGTATTATAATCAGGAATACCTAAATTTTTAAGACCTAGTGATTGTGCTTGTTCAGCTTGAGTCATCTCGTCATAAAATTGAGAAACACCACCTGGAATATCTTTTCCTTCTGCATCTTTGCTACCAGGATATTGAATTTGAAATTTTATTTCAGTTGTATTAAGGGCTGGATTAAATACATCAACAGGTTTAACAGTGCCACCAGGTTTAAAGTTAATAGGTGGGTTTACTAAATTACCTTCTTGATATCCTTGTATCATACCACCTTTTGCCATATATTGACTATTTTTAAAATCATAAGTATTACCACCTGCAGTAACAGGATTATAAGCTGATAAACTAATATTACCTGCAGTTCCACCAGACATATCAACTGAGTAATAACCAACAGGAATAGGTGAAGCAGGTTGATCTCCATAAAAAGGAATATAAAGCTGATGACCTGTTATAGGATTTCTATATAGTTTTTGAGTTAATATTGAAGAAGTACTTGTAGCAACACCAGCTTCTTTTTTTTCTGTCAAAGTTTGTGGTTGATAAAATTTAGCTTGCTCTGCTTCTCGTGCTGCAAAAGCTGTCCCCTGTCTAGTTATACCAGCGTCAAACTGTTCAGCAGGTGTAGTTGTTGTAGCAGTAGGTGTTGTATTAGCTGGATTAAAATAAGGAGTAACAGACTCAGAATCTATCTTTAAAGTTTCAGGATCAGCAGTTAAAACTTTAGCTGGGGTAGTTGTAGGAGTTGGAGCTTGTGCTACCTCTTGAACTGTAACAGGTTGACCACTTAATGTTGTAGTAGGTATAATTTTTTCTTTTGGTTTCTCCGCAAGATAAGCATCCCACTCTCTCATATTAAGTAAAGTTTCAGAAGCAGGTTTACCAAAAGCAGTATAAAAAGAATTATTTTTAGTCAACTCATTAAGTTTAGTATCTGCTTCTGCAGTAACATCAGCATTTGCAGGTTTAACTATAGCATTTGTTATAAAATCTACTTGTGTAGCTGCATAATCTGCTAGAAATGCACTGTTAGCCCCATAATCATTTGAAACAAGATGAGGTTTTATTGCATCTGGGTTTGTTAGTAACTCTTTTTGATACTCTGCTTCTATTTTAGCTTCTACTAAAGCAGCTTTTTGGTATTGTTCTGATAATACAGCAGCACCCTGATCTACAGGATCAAAATCAGCATTAGTATAATAATCAGTATTATTACCTTTTTGATAACCATAGGTAGCAAGTAAATCATTTACAGATTCAGTACCTCCAGTCCAATCAAAAATACCTAGCCGTTGTTTAGCTGCTTCAAGTTCTCTGCCACCTATACCTGTAGTTTGAGATATATAAACTGCATCTCCAAGTCTTTGCACTCTTGTTTTTAATTCATTTTCATCTACATTAAGATATTCAGTTAATGCATTTTTATCTGTAAATACTGATGTTTCTTCTGACATTTTATAATACCTTATCCATTAACTGCTTCATTTAAACCCCAGAACATAAACACAAGACCAGCAACAAATATTAAAGCACCTGCTGTTACAGATATTCCCCAAAATAATTGATCTCTTTGTTTAGCTTGCAACTCTATTGCTTCCTGTTGTCTCTGTCTTGCAGCAGCTTGTTCTTTTACTACTAAATCCCACATCCCTGGTGGTCCAAATAACTGACAAGTTTCTCTTAACATGTCAGTTGCTTCCTTATGTTTCATCTTGGCTTGTGCTATTGCAAAACCTTCTTCTTCTGATGATGTTAGTCTACCTAGTGGGCCTTTGTGTTTACCTGACTCTGCAGCCTGTATGTCTGCATCTAGTTTAGCTAGTCTACCAAAGTGAGGTAACAGATCAGATACATCTTTACCAGCCTTGACTGCTGAACTTATAGAGCCAGCTATTTGACTGACTGCCCCTGCTAATGCTAATACTTCAATCATCGTCTACTCTATAATAAAGGGGGCAAGAAATATCTGTTGGTAATCTAATTGTAACTGGATAATAATAATATGTTTCTGATTTTTCTCTTGGGCAACGATACTCACAAGCTTTGTACATTATACCATATGGATACACCCCTATCGCCACAAGGCTTAATGCACATAACATTAATTTCTAACTGCCATCTTTTCTACAGACAGACGAATAGCTTTAATATTCTCATCTATTCTAGCCATAGATACAGCCTGTCCATGTACTGCATCCTCCATACGGCCTAACCTTTGTTGTACCTCTACAATCTTAGAAGCATTAACTTCTATGTCAGAGGTCATTGTGCTTACAGTCCAAACGATAGCAGCACCTTGCACAAACAAACCAAAGATTAATGTCAGTGGTACAGACTTGCTCAAGTGCCAGTTATCATTAGCCATTACTTTTATCCTCTATCTGTGGTGTGTTAGCTAATGACGTAGGATCAAATACATCAAAACCTCTACTGTTAGCAAACGCTGCAGGACACCCTGCCCATTTATCTGCACAACCCTCAAGCCACTGCACTGTGTGATAATGCTCTGGG